GCGGCGCGCTCTCGCGTTCTCGCGTTCGCGGTCCTGACAATCGTTGATCGTGTGCCTCTCCGCCTTGACGTGATACACCGCCCCGCACCAGGGGCACGAATACGGCTGTCCTTTCTCGCGTTTCATACCCATAGGTTGCCGACCTCCATCGCCCGTTTCTTCGCGATCCGCACAATCCACGCCGCACTCATCTTCGCCCGATGCTCAGGTGATAGTGTGCGCCCCCGATTCGCCGCGCTCAGCTTCGCCCGATGCTCAGGCGACATGGTGCGCCCCAGATTCGCCGCCAGCAGCTTCGCCCGAGTCTCAGGCGACATGGTGCGACCCCGCAGCTTCGCCCGATGCTCAGGTGATAGTGTGCGCCCCACATTGTATGTATTGCCCATCATCGCCGCACTCATCTTCGCCCGAGTCTCAGGCGATAGCGTGCGACCCCGCAGCGCCGCACTCATCTTCGCCCGAGTCTCAGCAGAGACCGTAAAACCTACCCCAGAGGCATGACTGGGCTGTTGGTTATACAGAGGCATGTCATGGTCGAAGTACGCATCGATGAACGATTGCTCACGCTCAGCAAGTTTCGCCCTCTCGCACGACACGAGAGCCTCATACGTGAACGCGCCCGCACCGTATTTATTAAAGGCGGACTGAAGGTGAGGATTACAGTGCTTCCCAGCCGCCAGCCGTCGCTTATGCTGCGCCAATCGTTTGTCAACGTTGCAAGACGAACCGATGTATGTTTTGCCGCTTTCTGCATTCACGATACGATACACACCCATTGTCACACCCATATAGAAACGTCCTGCCGCATCATTTTTGCGAGTTGTTTGTAGCGAGTGGGGGCGTCTTCTTTCGCAGCCTTGCTGTCCAGGAGTTCATCCGCGGCCTCGTTCCAGTCCTCTTTGTGAATCGCGTTCAGAAACCGCACCCATTTATTCATGCCAACCATGCCAAGATTGAAGGCCAGGCTGATAAGCACGAGTTGCCTTGGCCGGCTCAGCTGGTTGTAGACAGAGCACACGCGCCGCGCAATATCGATCGCGTCGGCGATATCTTCGGAAAACATCATCCGTGCCATGTCGTCGCTAATTCCTTTGGTATCAAGGCACCGACCATACCCAATCGTGGTTTTCCCGACTGTATCCACGTAGGGGAAAAATCGACCATACCTGACAGGACCCGTCCCCTCTTGCGCTTTCAGCATCATTTCGATGTCGGTCATGGTGCCTCCACATCAGAATTTAACGCCTTTGTGGACAACGACAAAATCTCCTGTCTCGCCGTGCTCACTGGCACGTTCATCCGTTGCGCGATCCACATCGCCACCGCCTTCAACAACTGATCGTCGTCGAACCGAGCCGCCCGCTGCCCCGTCAATTTGGCGGTGTCGTAGCCGGCCATTTCCTGCTCCGACGCCTGTCGCATGCCGCCCGCGTCGTCGTAGCGTTCCGTGCGCGGATTCGGGTGGCGCGAGAGCCTCACGACCGCTTGCCCAGCGGTGGGCGTCACGTCGCACGGCCCCCCGTAGAGAAATTCGCCGGTGGCCACGATGTAGATCCAGTGAAACATGCGCCCTCCTAGAACTCGAAGGATCCGAGATAGAGGTTGAGTGTACCGCCGTTTGTCGCGAGCATCATCCCTTGGGAGCCCTCCAGCACGAGCGGCGGGAAGGTAGACGTGTAATCCGCGCCCAGCGTGACACGGGCGGCCCCGGACATTTTGTTTGCGGTGAGGCCATTCACGTCCGTGGCCGATACATTCCCGATGGCCACATAGGCGCTTGTGGCGTTGTTGCCACAGGCTATCACCACACACGGCACCGGCGGCACGAACGGGGACACATCGACCAGCAGCGGCGTCGTGCTCGTGAACGAGCCGATCTGCCAATCATTGATGTAGCCGCATAACACCGTGCGATCTTTCTGGAGGAAATACTTGAAGTCGCTACTGCCATTATTGTAGACCCATCCGATGAGGGCGGAGCGGTAGCCCGTCGGAATCGTGAGCGACGTCTCGTTGACGGCGACGTACGCCTTGAAGACCATATCGTCGCCGGCGACGGTCGTCCATGTTGATGTGTCGGAATCGAACAGGGCTTTGCTGCCGTTGGCATAGGAGGCGCCGCCGGCATCCATGCGCCAGTTCACATAGTTGGCTGCACTCACGGTGTAGTCGCCGTACATCACAAGATGATATTGCGTGGCCGCGGAGACACTGAGCGGAGCATCAAAAGGAATGCGCACAAACCCTGCCGTGGTCGTCAGGCGCGCCGCGTCATACTTCCGGCTTGTGGCCAACGGGGTATTACTCGGGACGCCGCCACTGTTGGCTTCAATTGTGAACCAGTAATTGCCGGTCGGCGAGCCTGTCTTGAGGAGCTTCACATCAATGAAGACCAGCGGCCCGGAGGTGGCGAACTGCAGGCCCTGCGAGATTCTGATCGTAGAATTATCGACCAACGACCGGAGGCCCTGGCTCGCGTCCTCGGTCGTGTAACTGGCATCGAGGAAATAATTCTTCGCCCGATGGAGCATCAACCCCTTGGTCGTGCCGTTCCACACGGCGTGCACTTCGTACCAGGTCCAGGCTTGTTCGCTGCCCGTATCGAGGCCACCCACGCCGAGTGCTGCGGCGATGTTGACATCGATATTATTCCAATCCACCACTTCCTCCCCATCGCTCATCACAATCGCATCGGCATGGACCATCCGCACCCAGCTCAAGGCCTTATTGCTATCAGTATGGGTTTGGAGCGACAGGCCACGAAAGGTTTGTGAAAGCGAGAGATCGCCCAGCGCATCCCACATCGCTTTCGTGATTCCGAGGACCATTTTGTAGGTTTTGCTGCCCGTGTTCTTCGCGCTGGCGCTGGTGCCTTCACCGGCCCGCGTCACGGTCAGCGCATCGCCGACACGATTCGTCACGAGGACGATTTCTCGGCTCGGATCGTCGGCGGGATCGCTGTACGTCGTCGAATCCCACCACGTCAGCGGATACGGAAACGTGGAGGGCAGCCGCGATCCGTGGCCGGTGGACAGCGCAAGGCTGGTCGCGGCAGCATCGTAGCCGGCGCTCACCGTGACTTTGCCGAAGTTAGTAACTGGGGTGCTCATAAGTTCGCTCCTACCATTCGATCAACGCCGACCCATTGGAACCATTGACACCAGAGAAACCCGGCGCTACGACCGAGGCGGGATTTTTCCCTACGCCCCCAGCGCCGCCAACTCTCCCACCACCGACCGTCACAACGCTGCCAGATCCGCCGCCAGGCGTGCCAGGTGCGCCGTTCGCATACCCACCGGGAGGAGCGCCGCCACCGCCTCCAGGATTCGCAATAGCAATCGAAACACCGTTCCGGTACACGCTAGTCGCCGCCCCTGCGGTGCCAGCGGATGATGACCCGAACACCGATCCGGGCCCGCCAATCCCCTGACCCCCAATCACAATGTTCAGCACGTCTCCAGCCGTGACAATCAGGGAGCTCACGACCAGTCCGCTATTTCCGCCTGGACCTCCATCAGGCCAGTCGGAATATGCGAGTGAATTACTGTTAATGCCGCCGGCGCCACCGCCGCTGCCGCCTTTGACCGTAATCGTGACGAGGGTGACGCCTTCCGGGACGATCCAATCCACCGAGCCCGGCGCGGCGAAGGCCCCTGAGCTATGCACAAGCGCGAACAATCCCTGCACAATGATTTTCCCCTTCTGCAAAATCTCTAACCACGTTTCATAGGCCCGTTGCTGTGCGCTGGAGGATGTGAGTTCCACGTCGTGAGTCAACCGGGTCCCGGACTCCTCATTGATGGTGACGCGCTGCAGGATGTAGGTGCCGACAATCCCGAAGGTCGGCAGGGTGACGGTCGCCAGTTGCCCCGCGCGAAAGCCGTAGCTCCGCACGCGCGCCTGCACGGTGTGGCGCTGCACGCCTGAGACCGAGAGCCGCAGGTTCGCATAGCCGACGCCCAACACTTCCAGGTCGTCGGCCCGATTGCTTGTCGGATGCGTAATTTCTTCATAGGATTCATAGATACCCGTCCCGCCTTCGATCGCTTGCCGATTCGCGATCTGATCGGTGTTGCTCCGCTCCACCGTCACGACATTGGCGTCCACACCTGCGAGTGGCGTGCCGGTCACGATGAGCCGCTGCACGTTGCGGTAGCTCTCGCGGTCGCTCTGGCTCGTCGTGCCGTCAATCTCCACCACCGATTCTGTCAAGACCAAGGGGGCCACCGGCACCGACGTACTGCGCATCTGGATGGATCGATCAAAGTCCACGTAGAAGGTTTGCCCTGTGATGCCAGCCAGCGTGCGGCAGACATCGAAGGCCCTGGCATTCGTCACATCAACCAGCGGGATGGTGTCTACGCTATCCATCGTGCCGATGGTCAGCGACTCGCCAGCGAGTTCATTGTTCAACAACGATTCAACGATATTCTTGGCGGTCATGTTTGTGAAGTTCCGCCGCACCATCCGCCGCATGAGGATCTGCGACCAGTCCAGGCAGTCGCATTGATACGCCATCACTTGCAGGCCCACCGTGGTTTTGCGCACGAGGTCGATGGTGCCCGCAAAAATGAGTTGCGAATGGAACAAGATCCGCACCCGATCACCGACCACCGGCGCGGGCGTTGGGTCCAGCAGGATAAAGTTCGCCGTCGCCGGCTGGCCCAACGTGTCCTGTATCGCGAGGCTATCCATCTGCACAAAGTCCCGCACGTTCACGCCGTTCAATTCCGTGGTGATGGCTTGCAGACTCGTCGGATCGACGATGGGGCCGGGGTCCAGCATGACCGCGCCCAGTTCGACGGCTGCGAGTGCGGCGCCGCCGAAGATCATGCGGGTAGCCCCATTCTCCGCCATGCACCAGGCTGTTCCTCGTTGACTGCATTCGCGATCTCACGCCCGTTAAGGTGGACATGTGTATGGATCACGCGCCCGCCGCCTTCTGTCCCACCGCCGCCCAACGCCTTCTGCATGAACGCAGCACCCCTTGCGTTCAGTGGGATGATCGCCTCTGGTCCGTGCAGAGTGGCCGTGGTGCCGCTGCCGAAATCGCCAATTCCCCCCTCTTTGAATCCAAGATTGCCGGTTGCTGCCAACGCAGCGAGAATGCCGACGATCCCCACGAGGATGGCGCCGGCAAACGGAATGCCGAATACGGTCGCCGCCAAGGCGCTGGCAATCGCCGAGAGCACTCCCATGACAAACGTCGCCACCGCTGTGATCGTGGCAACAAGGGTGGCAAACATCGTCGCAAATGCCGCCGTGACGCTCGCAAAGACTCCCTGTACAATCAGCCCTGCCCCTGCCCAGACTCCCGCCGTCCCTGTCGCCGCGCTTGCACTCGCCAGCAGCATCATGCCTTGTTGCGCCGACCATTGCAGGACCGTATTCAGTCCGCCTTGCACCACTGCAAGCTGTGTGGATTGCCACGCCGCCTTCATGAAATTCCCGCCGTTCACGATGGAATTCGCGAGCCCGCTTGTCCAAGCCGATGTTATTTGGCTGATTGAAAAGGCATTGCTATCGACCAGCCCTTGTAATTGCCTCTCCCAAAAATCCGGGAACTGTTTCGCGATGGCAATCCGCTTTGCAATGCCCTCTGCGTCCAGGGCCACTAATCGAGTCAGCTTGCTGGCCTCTGACTCCTCAAGGCGGTTGATATTGAATTCCTCCAGATCACCCTCCGCCTGAATCACGGCCAGCCCGGCCTTACGCGCATTGCTGGCTTGATCGATCAACCCAGGAGCCTGCGCGTAGAAGGCGCGCTGAACGTCGAACTCCGCCTGCGTGATCATCAAATTTTCGCGCAAGATTCTTTGCCGGCCAGTTTCGGCTGACGGATCGGGGCCAAGCGCAAACGATGCACTGCTCATCGCGTCTTCCGCGTCAAAGATCTCCTGAAAAATCTTCTTGCTTTGTGCGTCGAGCTGCTTGAGCTGAATCGTCGTGGAGCTAACGATGTTATCGCCCATCCGCATTTGCGCTTCACCTAACGCTTTGATTTGTGCGAGCTGAATCGTCGTGGTACTCACGATGTTTTCACCAAGCGTCTTTTGGCTAACGATGTTCTTTTCCGTTGCCGACGCCGCATTCAACTGCGCGACTGCCAAATTACCTAACCCTTTTTCCGCCTCACGCGCAGTTTTCACTCCCGCGATCTGAGCACGCCCCCAATCATTGATTGCCGTCATATGATTAATTGTCTCTTCCCACGCCGCTTTCGAAAACACTTTCATGGAGAAAATACGAGCGGACAATAATTGGATGTTCGTGACGAGCGTTGCGAAATTGATCACCAACACAGCCGACGCATCAGAGAGGGTGTTGAAGGCGTCTTTGGCGAACACGATGCCAGAGGTCAGCGCTTCGACCAGGATTATTGCCGCTGGAGAAAAGGCCACGCCGACCTGCATAGCAAAGCCCTTCATGGCACTTTCCATATCATCCATCGCATCGTCAAACGCGGACAAATCCTTGCGGGCAACATCAGTCAAGACCAGTCCGAATTCAGCAGATTTTCTCATAGACTCATCGAGCGCCGCACCACCTTGATTTAACATCGGGATAAGATCTAGACCTGATCTCCCGAACAGTTCAACAGCAAATTGCGCCTTACTCGCGCCAGCGGGCAGCTGCGAGAACCTATCTGCAATTGCGCGCAATGTCGCGCCGGTGCCTTTGCCCACCACATCGAGACTGACCCCCAAATCATTGAACAATTTCACACTAGACGTTGTGTTATCGGATACACCCACCATCTGTTTCGACAAGCCCTTCATGGCCGTCGCCATGTTATCCCCACCCAGGCCGTTTCGGTTCAAGCTGACCGTCATCCCCTCAAGTGATGCAGCCGCAATGCCTGTTTTTTGGTGCAGTTGCTCAGTCGCCTCGGCGGTCTTCCCCGCTTGCACGGTCATGGCGAACGCTGCAGTGGCCACGCCGAGAAAGGTTGCCGCAACAGTCTTCCCAATGTTATCCATCGCGCGATTGAATTGTGAGGCGGACCCACCAAGATCCGAGAACGTGCGTTCCAGGTCTTTCGCATCGGCCCCGATCCGCACAATCAATGATCCAATATCAGCCACCGCGCCCCCCGAATAACATTTTTAATTGGTGCTTCATCATGCCAGGATCTATAATGACTTCCTCAGCTTCGTCTTCTTGGTCCTTAAATTCGAGAAGAAAATCTTCTAGTGAAAACTTCGCGCCTTTTTTCGCGTTGACCGTGGCCAGCATCCACACAATCGACGCGGCTTGCAAATCCGCCCGCCGTGACCCGAACGGATCGATCTCCGCGTAGGCTTGCCATTCTGTCAATTCCTTGGACGATATTGACCCTAATAACTCCTCGACTGATCGCCCAAGCGCCAGAGCTAGTCGAAAGTAGAATTGCCGGTCTGGTCGGCTTCTGAGTTTTTTAGCGTGATCTCTGCATTCTGTTCGCCCATACCAGACAGGCGCTGCGCCACATCAAAGCAACGATCCAGCGCTAATGCACTCTTGCGGCCTAAGTCTATCACATCGTCGAGTGTAAACAGCAAGGTCCCGCGCTCGTCACACAATGCCATCGCGAGCAAATTCGCGCGGGTATTCTCATGATTCAAGCGCACCTTCCGTTTCTTCTGTCCGCCATCTGTCACCGACACGCGCGACCCTTCAAAATTGTCACGCTGTGTGCCGGTCAGACCACGAACAAACACGCACGCCTCAACATCACCAGAGCCCCACTCAGGCACCTTGACCGCTTCGATTGCCACGTCATCTGCTTTTAAGATTTGTTCTTTGGTCAAACACGTCACAATGCACGTCCTCTCCAATGCGTCCTAGAGGGGGAGGTGTTCCCCCTCTAGGACTGTGTTGTTATTTAGATACCTGCCGTCTCAGGAATACGAACCACAGCAAACAGAATGCCAGCGTTGGAGCCTTTCAAATAGACCTTTCCGCCGCTTTGCTCCCAGCCGGACTTTTTCCCAAACCAAAAAGATGCATACTCACCATTCGTCAGCGCGTAGGCTGTCACGTCCCCTGTCCGTTGCTTCTCATCCGCGACACTCTCCAGCGTGAATGTGTACGCACCGGTGCTTTTCACCACCAGCAATTCGCGCCCGGTAAAGACAAACTCGTCAAAATCAGCCACAGATGAAGCAGTGAAGATAAAATCTAAACTTCCCGCCGTGGGCTGAAGTGCGAGATACGGCCCTTTTGGGGCGATGATCGGTTGCGCCTGTCTTGGCATCGTGTTCTTCCCTTCTATTCAATTAAGTGTATCGTGAATTACGCTGGGAATGTCGGTGCGCCGGTCGCCATCACCGTAATATCCGCCTCCAGCACTCCGTCAGTTTCGGACTTCGCCGAAAACCCTGTGACGAATCCAGCAAAAATCCAAAACGTATTCCCGACATCAGGGAACACAATTTTGAAATTGGTCTTGACCCGCCCCACGAAATCAGCCAAGAACGCCTTATGCCCAGACGATGCTGGAACAAGATTGATCGCAAACGTGGCTTCACCAGGATCGATCAAGCTGGAAATCTTTTCCCGCCATGCGCCCGCCGCTGCCGATGAATGCGTGGTCACATCGATCGTTTCCGCCTTCATGGAAAGGATCGTCATCGATCGAACTTCTGCCACCGTCACGTACACCCCTGATGCAGGGGTCGTCTCTCGCTGAAACAATGTCCCGTATGCTGGGATCGCTTCACTTGGCATAACATACCCTCCCTATTGTGAAAGTCTACCCCTGTGCGTAAGGATCATCACGCACATGCTCAAAGATACATTCAAAAAATAACACTTTTGATAAATGCGGCATGGTCATGTCGAGCTCTGTTTCCATATATGCCGCGGGGTCTGTATCAATTGCCAGCCCGCCCCATGACCGATCTCCCTGCACGCACTTTTCAACATCCGCCAACAGACTGTTAAGGATTGCACCACCGGTAGGCGTCTCGCCGACTTGCGTAGTAATGATCACGATATAGCACCCCATGCGCTTCTGGACATTCGGATAGACCGACCGGCCTTTTTCCGGGTCTGTATTCCCTTCTTTCAGAAGCAGCGTCGGTAGGTCGGCAATAGAAATGCCGCTCAGGTTGTGTCGTTGCACCGTCGCGATTGTGTTCATATACCCGTTGGCGGGCGTGATTGTCGTCAGTCTCGCCGCGATCCTCACCATGATTTGTTCTTGAATGCTATCGGGCACCTTGCACCAACGCCTTTTTCAGTGTGTCGTGTGTTGCTCGTGTTGCAGCTTTTCCGACCCTCACCAGCACTGCCGGCGCTTCCGCCCGCACCTGCGATTCGAAGTGAAGGCGTTTAGGAATTTTCACCTGATCGACCACCGCAACGATTTGCCCCTTTTCCCGCAAATATAATTTCTTCCCGCCAGCCGCTCGAATCGTCAACCCTTTATCGTGGACGTGTAACAGCCGACTAATACGGATCGCTCCGCCTAACTGTTTCAGGCTTTTGCTGTCCACAAAAGTGACAACGTTTTTCCCCTTGGTCAACCGCCCACCTTTGATCCCAGGTGGGCCTTGTAATTGCGTCTTGATGAACGATTTCTTAATGCGCTTCAAACCCCTGGATAACTCCGTGCTCATGTACCGCAATTGCACGCTTGGTGTCTTTGCGACCGCCGCAATAAATTTACCCATCATGGGTATCGCGGTATTCACGCGCGCCATTATTCAGCAGGCCTTTCATCACGGCTCACTGTGCCACGATCCGGGTCACCACGACTTTCTCCAAATCTAATTGCATCCCTTTGGGAATTTTTCCCGACAATCGGTGTCACGCCGCACACGGTGTTGGAATAGCCAGGACTTAGATTCGGCGCTGCGGCACTATCCACGGTTCGGACGCGCCAGCAATACCCAATGCCAGGCGTCAGTTGCCGAACAGAAAAATTGTCGATAGTCGGAGCGGCAGCTGATGCAAAGTTAGTACACGGCACACCTGCCACTCCTGCCCATGGTGTACACTGTTCAATCACCGATCTAACAGGCCCTTGGTTGTCCACGCCTAACGTCCACACAAGTAAGGCCGACTGTGTAAAGACTTCCACGGTCAGGTTACTCGCGTTCGTCGGCGGGTCAAGATCGAGCACCGCGCTGGTCGTGACCGTTTGCACGTTAGAATTCGCACTCTCGTTTTCAGCCGTATCCACGAATCGCACGATCGTGTTCACCACCGTATCAGCGGGTAGCCCCGTTCTGATCACTGAGAGATCTGCAAGCGGAACTTCAGGGCCATGATATATGTAATCAGTACTCCCTGCGCCAAATGACAGATACGTCCTCCATCCTCGAATATCTCCATCCGCATTAGCAGGAGGCTGAATCACCAACTCAACCTGTGAGCTGCTTCTTGCCGTCGCCACAACGATCGGCTCTTCAGGAGGGGTGGTATCGCCAGGGGTCGCGGACACAACCACGGTCGCCACAGCGTTCGTCGGATTAAATATCGTGACCTGTGACGTATTTTCAAAACCACATGCCATATAGTAGGTCGTCGTGGTATTGTCTGTCAGTCCTGTCACTACCTGCGACCCCTGCAATCCCGATGCACTCATTGTCAGTGTCATGGATGTGTAAGGAATATCGGTGAGTGCATAACGAGCGTTGCAGGGCTTGTCCGCGAGAAATCCAATGATGGCAGATGTTGTACCAGCCGGATACGAAAACGCCGCAAGTGGTTGAGGATTTGATAACACTGGCGGCACTGTGTCTGCGACTGGTGCGGCAGCGACTGCCGCGCATCGCTGCCCGCCAACAACCTCTGATCCTGTAGCCGTCCGCGCAATCGCACAGACATAATTCGTCATGCCTGAAATGAATTGGTTGTCCCAGCTATACGCCCCACCTACGATACCGACTATCGGCACCGTCACAGTTGAGAACTCTGAAAAAAACCTGATGAAGGCCGGTGAGCCGGTCGTGGCGACGCCAGACACTCCTGTACGCCCCACAACCGTAAACGCTGAGATCGTTGGCACAACAGCCGGGGTCGAAGAGATCGTTTCCACCACCACATCGTCGAACTGCGCCAATGTGGGCGGGTTGCCGTATGTCATTAGCCCGACTCGCACGTTACTTGCATACGTGGAATCTGTAGCCGATGTTACGAGGGTTTCCGCCCCCGCACGAATCGCGTAACAACGAATCACATTTCCTTCTTTTTCTGCCCTCATCCTATCTGTTTGTACCCATGACCATGACGTGACGGAAACCAACGGAGTCATTACCCCAGCAACCCATCGCTCAACCTGCGTCGTCGTGCCAGGGGATACAACACGGCACGCATTGGCGTTGAAATCAGGGCCAGCGCCCGCCCCTACCAGTAACCCGGGGTATGAGTTGGTGGCTGTGTAGACCGATAGGGTAGCAGTGATGGCGTGGTCTGCCGACGTGGCCACTACGGTCATTGCGGAATCACCAACACTTGCTGGGACGGCTCGCTGTGAGAGAATTTGAAAATTCTGCTTGGTGGCCGTTCCTCCTGCGGCAGCAGGCTTGATGGCGATCAACGAAATAGAGCCTCGTTCATTGTATGCCTGTGTCCACCTCATGGTCCTTGCGCCGGTCCCGACCTCAGCCAGATAACTCACCCCGAACCCATCGTTGCCCACGCCTCTACGTGTCACCTGTACGGCACCGAGCGAAGTGTCTAGCGTTAGTCCGCCAGATGCTCGCCCCGCCGCACACGAAAACACCCATGCTTTATCATTCACCACAGTGGTACTCGCGCTAAGAGCCGAGCCAGTAGTGTTAAACGATGCGCCACCCGATGAATCGATCAGTGCCGCCGTATCTGCGCCAGATAATTGTATCCACGTCACCGCACCGCCCCATTGGTTTTTTACAGCAGCCGACCATGCCGCAACCCCATTCGCCGTCGTGACTGTCGGATTGACCATATAGTACCAGGCAGAATTTCCGGCATCGAAGTCAACGCCACCGTTCCACGAATCTGTCTGTGAGGCAGTCATCGCCGAGCCGTTGAACGTCACGCCTGACGGCCCACCACCGGCGTAACTTCCGCTCCCGACACAAGCCAATAGGACTTTGGTCGTGGCGTCGATCGTCAAAGATTGCGTGGAACTTGTGGCACTCACGACCCCGGCCGCTTCGACCTTTGGTGCACTCAACGCAATCACTCCGCCAACAGGGTCGGTATATCCACCAGCCCATGGTTTCCCCGTGCGGTTGATGGTCGTAGGATTGTCAGATACATTGAAATCGTCGGTAAACTCCGTCGTTCTATACAACACATTCGCTGATGGGGTTGTGGCTGTAACCGTGGTAGTAGGGGTAGACTTCAGCCCAACACCATTCACACCTTCGAGCCGGTAGCTGTACGTCGTACCTGCCGGGAGATTGATGTGGAGATACTGCCGAGGGGTGGCAGCGTTGGCGCTGACGGTCGTGAGCACAGACGTTGGGGTACAACTAGGAGTTGCGCACATGAGCACATTTGTTGATGCATAGCCGCTTTCGTTGTCCGCTCCCTGTGCAGTCCATGCGACAGTAATTTGTGAGCTGCTTGCGGTAGCAGTGAGTCCTGTTGGCGCCGATGGAGGCGTGGTATCTGGAGGAGGAGGAGGAGGCGCTATACCACCTGGCATGCCGATCCGTGTCGTGGAGGTCACGCTGTGATCGTAATACACATACTGTGTCTGTGGTAATGTCCAAGTGCCCCCGCCACCAAGAATAGGTGTATTCTTTACAAGACCAAACACACTATTGTTCGTTCGGAGCACGACGTCAAAATGCTCCATCATCAGCACGTCATTCACCCATACTCGATAGATCCCGTCGTGGCTCGAACTCAAGCCATTCCCTACGGTATTCATTTTCGAGTACGTTTCGACCCAATACCACGTACCGGGAACAAATGTCATGGAGGCTTTGTTCTGGTTGTAGTTCCGCGTACATACTTGCGTCGCCCAGTCGGGGCGTGGGGTGTAGGTGCAGTTGTTCCACCATAGCTGTGCGGTAGCTGCCATGTAAGTCCCAGTAAGGCCCGATATGGTCAGCGCCATGTTGTCCTGGCTCGTTCCGACATTGCCGGCTGAGGGAGTTCGGTTGACGGTGAAGGATTGCTTGGTGGCAATGGGATGCCAACTAAATGGGGAGCTGTACTTCACCCAGTATCCGTAATAGATCTCCGTCAGATTATACTGGCTGGGAATATCATATGCAGATGTTCCACCACTCGTGCTAGAGGTTTTTATTCCAGCAACGTGTCTTCCTGTGATAGCCGTTCCTCCTGAGGGGGAGCTGCCGCCAATGGGTGATGTGATGATGGGATAGAGATCTGCTTCCGCATTGCTATAGCTCCACCCTGCTTGGGTTTTATTGTTGAACTCGTTCGTGTCGATAACCAGAGCCTGTGCCGCCGGCGCGAACAACAAGAGAAAGAGCGTAATCCATATTCTTAACATCCACCTGCCCCCATTAGCATTAGTGAGCCATTGCACGCGCCTGCCGCCAATTGTTTTATACCTCTGACGATAATGGCCCACGTCGCGGATGATTGCGTCCAATTCAATGTCGCGCTCCCCGCAGTTGGTACCGCGAGCGTCGAACTTCCATGCCCCATACTATTGGCGGTATTGTTTTGCTGCTGGACACCACTCGCCCCGATGGTGAGGCCTCCTGCCGCCTGCCCCATGACGCAGCCTATGGCCATTGATCCGTTCGTTGCAGTCGTAATGGTCCCAGATGGTGCGGTACTATTCCCGGTCCCAGTGACGCCGCCGTCACTAGCTGACGTATCAGCACCACTAAATTGCATCGCGTCTCCGTTGGCAGAGAAGGATGTGTCAGCCGTGCCCGCCCACGTGATAACGACATTCGCAGTTGTGACCGTAGGCGCGGCGGTCAGTCGCCAAAACTCGACCTTGAGGTTATTCCCGTTTGCAACGTTGCCAATACTCGCTAAATTTTCAGACCCGTTGAACACCACACTCGTTGCAAAGTTGGCATTATTCCCACGCGACTGCACACACACATACAGCGCATTCGTCGCCGCATCTATCGTGATTGACTTGGTAAGCGTCGTGACAGCGGAGCCCGCCGTAAATCCGTCACGTTTGACAATCGCCACATCAGCCCACGCTGGGAGCGCCAGTGACCAAATGAGAAAGGTGAGAAGTATGCTGGAGGCTACTTTCATCACGGTATAACAGTCTCCTCAATGGCGGGTCGCACAGGGCGCGTGATGGAGAGCTTGTCACCCGACTTTACTCTCGTTGGAATGCCCTTCACCCCGTTCAATCGCTCAATGATCCCTGCCGACCATTCAGCCAATTGGTCTGGTAGGAAATTCCACGGTAGCAGCGTGGAATAGCGGACGGGGGTTTCACTCGGCCCAGTAAACCGCGCAGTAAGCGAGAAAGTCCCGCGCGAGTCCACTGGCTCAACTTGATCGACCGTCACATCATCGTAACCGGCCCATGCGGGAGTCGCGCTAAGAATGAAACAGATCAAAAGTAGATACATTGTGAATCTCCCTTAGTTAGCTGCGACGACATAGCTGATCACACCTGAGAGCTGCCCGGTGCTCGACATGAGGATGCAGATATTATCAGCATCCGTGTCGGACTTGGCGACAGTTCCCCTGCCATCTCCTAACGCAATTCCACCATTCGCTGCGAAATTCCATCCAGTCGCCGCAGTCGTCCCACCGATCATCGCGCCAAGGCTGGTCGCACAGACAGTTCCGGTCCCACTCACAAGGGCAATGTTTTGTGCAGTCGCACTCATCACCGTGACGGCGCATACATACGTGCGCATAGAGGCGGTCCCTGTAATGATCTGCGTGCCTGTCGTTTGGCTGATTGGCACAAGAATCTTGGCGGCCCCAGCGCACGGGTCGGCAATCGACGCAAGGACACGAGTGGAAATGGTATCTAGTTGTGTGGTCATCAGCCGGAGTTTAGCCGTCAGCGAGCCGGCTGCGCCTGTTGTTGCAGCGGCATCTGCTGCTGCTCCTACCCCTGCGGAAAGCTGACTATCGTTCGCCTCAGTTGTGCGAGAAGATCCGGTACCTGTCGATCCCGCGCCCATGAGCGGCGCCACGCCATTGATCTGTGAGATGTTCGCACCTGAGCCAGACACAATGTTATCGAGGAGCTGCAATGCCGTGATCTGGGTGGTTTGATTCGCCGCGCTGGCATCGCCAGCCCCAGCCCCAGAGCTAGACCCTGCGATGCCCTGATTCACCCACGCCTGAACGGTTGCCCCTGTGCCGGAAATGGATGTGGTTACCCAATGATACCAGTTGCAATCTTTCGTAAACTGTGGAAGCTCATCAACATCCTTTGTGGTTGCACTCAAGGCAATCGTGCCGATCAGCGATCCGTGCGTGGTCGTGTTTTCGCCATCGCAATACAGCGCCACATTGGCAACTTGCGCGCCTGTGCCGGTCACTGAGGCCCAAGGCGTTTTGGATCCGCTCGGCAGCGTAAACGTGGCGCTGGTCGTGTTCGTTGTCACGCCGGTCATGCCGATATGTGTCTGGATATTCGCGCCCAGTAGCTTCATCCATGATTCACCAGAGCACTTACTTTCGCCCGACAGGCACGGCAAATTGATTCGCAAACCGTTCAATAAATCAAACGATAAGCTCGCTGTTGCGCCCTCTGCTAATGTCGGGGCAACAGATGTGGCGGCCCCAACACCCTGCCCTTCAGTCGTCACATATAATGGATTGGACACCGTGCCGCCCGCCGCGTATGTCGTAGAGGGAGCGACCAATGCCAGCATCATGCTAATCGCCAGCAACCATTTCATCGATACACGCATCATCAGTACCCCCTCCCCTACGTTTGGGCCAAGACAATAAAGGCGCCGTTACCGTTGCCAAAGCCATCATCTTCGCTAATCACCGTTTGCACGACGAACAGCGTTGTGTCTGCATCGCTGAGATTCTTTTTCATACGAATTTTATCCAAACGCTCTTGAATCACCAGCACCCCATATTCGCTGTCTTTTGCGATCAACACCTGCCGAGTGTTCGCGCTATATCGCTGGCCGTTTGTCACTTGCACGTCATGCGTGGGTCGATCACGATCGACACACGCAAGAAACTCTAGATCCGCACTCCCATATGGAGTGTACGTGATCATTTCCCCGCCGAGTTGCTTGATCAAATTCACAGTGGCAGACATTTATTGCGTGGTAACCTCTGCATACCCATGCGCCAACGCACGCCCCACCCTCTTTTCTGACCACCCTTCGACGTTCGGTGCAATCACAAAACCAGCTTCACACATCACATGATTTGCATTGAGGCGTGAAACTTTCAACACCACCACATCTATTGGGACGAGCGTCGGTGCAACCGGCGTCGGGTCGAGCGTCGGGGCAACCGGCGTCGGGGCGGGCTGTTTCTTCGCCGGCCTATTTCCGTGTGCCATGGTCAAACTCTCTTTCTTTTCGGGAAAGACCAGGCGGTTGTTACGCCGCCTGGTGCAAATAGCTGTATGCGGTGATCGATTAGCTCAACGTGGCCCGGATTGCATGTTGCCACATTCCATAGCCCACGTTCGTAATTTTCTTGACGCCATAATGATGTTCATTATGCTCAAATTCGAGCTCGGATCCTTCCGCAATTGCGGAGATCGTCACGCCCTCTTCCACCTGTTCAATGAATGGCTTGGTCCTGCCGTCCGTGCGAAACACGACCAGCTTTGTCGTGCTCGTCAGTCGAGGATTCACCACAACCTCAATGTTCATGCCCATTTTCAACAAGGGGTTGTCACGCGAGCCAGAACCCGTATTCAACATATTTACAGACACAGCGGATTGAGCCGCGCCCCACATATTTACAGGCACCATGATCATGAAACTTCTTGCCAACTCGTTGATCGGTTCCCCCTGATCATCCTTGAACAAAAAGAAATGCTGGATCAAGTCCATGATCACATCGGCCATTTCATTCGAGCTCGGCGCGGCCGCTGAAACAACATTCAAGGCGGCATACTCACCCACTGCCAGGTCATTAATGATCGTGCCGCTTGATCCTTGCGAGTGGTCCGTGTCAAAGAAGTACTGGCCGTCATACGCCAGCCCATTAATAGCCCCGCCGCCGTTCTCAATCAGCGTAGAAAGCAACTTCATCGGGTGGGCTGCTACACGGTCGGCCATTTCCTGAATCCTCAATTTAATCTGCCCGGTTTTATCCCGGCGAAGATCCTCAACGAGAATGCTCAATGTTGACTCAAACGTTTTGTTTGTAATCGAAAATCCATTCTCGATCAAGGATTTTGCAAGCCTGCCCCCGACCCACTCACGCACTGCAGGCGCAGCGCCCAGCCACTTGTATGTCTCACTCTCCTGATTCGACGCGAAATTCATAGCGAGCTTCGGAACCCATGTGTTCCCAATCGCCTGCTCAAGCGTTTCGTAAAATGTGCCGATAATCGCTCTGCTTCCTAAGCCTGATCCTGCCATTTTCAATCCCTCCAATTTTGTCAACCGTGAACCAACTAATGCGATGGAATTACGACTGACGCGCCCACGTGCCACGCGACTCATACACTGCATACCCATCGGCATCATTGCCGCCGAGCACGACATAATCGCCGCGCCTGGCTGTCGCTTTGGTGTTGATCAAATCCTTATCATCAGCGCCGGTGATGTCAGGCCCGAGAATCATATCTGAAGCGTTGGGGCTAATCGTCACGGCCACCGCGCCGAACGCACCCCCGTTCACGATTTTGAACCCAGCAGCACCTGCCGCAATCGCTGGCAAGGTCAGGGTGAATGCATCAGTATCCACCCAGATCAGTTTCCCGTTGTCCTCGGCATCAATCGTATAATTGGCGCTTTTCACTTCGCGCACCGACCGATCACCGTATGGATCACGATAATTCAATGCATCAAAGGCAACGATGGCCACGCCAGACGAGACGAACCGATCGATAAACCCAATGAAAACCGCAGAAACAGGGCTAAATGCAAACACGTCATCGTCTGTGGCATACACAGCCTGTCCCAAATCTGTAATGACGGCCCCAGTTACGGGAAGCTGGACCTTGCCACTCGCGATCACCTTGACGTTTTTTTCTGCAGCAGCACCAAGCGAATTGTCAAGCCGCGTCATGCAAAACCCGCCGAACCGATCGCCAGCTGCCAACGGTCGCGCGTGGCCAGTGCCGGACACGATGCCAACCGCCGCGCCCTCATAGATAATGTCTGAGGCAATCACCGGAATGTCACTTAACTCTCCAAGCTCCTTGGGTCTCGGCTTGTCAACCGCTAATGTAGCCATATCTCCAGTCCTCCATCATTACCACGTGAATATAAGTTGCCGATCTGTCATTTACTACTTAGGTGTGTTCTTCATCCTAACGAATCCAGCATCTTCAGCCCGTTTAAACGCCACATAAGTGGACAACGAGCCGAACTCGTCACGCAATCCAGGGGTGCGCGTAAACTCCGCCGCGTACCGCTCATCGGCTGGCAGGTGAGATAAATCTGCATGGGTCGCATTTGCCTCAACGCCCCCAGCAGTTTCCGGCGCCTCTGAAGTCAACATGGTTAATTTTCTGGTCTTAAACATCTTTTCCGCTTCATCGGCGGTCAAGTCGGCGTCCACAGCACCATCCCGCACCTTCAATTCGATTGCCTGGTGCTTATCGCCCCAAACTTGCGTGAATCGCCTCATGATTTCGCTAACACGCGTGCGCTCTTGAATCACGCCGAGCTTGATGCCTTCTGCTTTCATTTCCTCACTCATAGTGGTGCCCTCCTTAAAAGTGGCCAAAATGCTGGCCTGTAAGCTGGGCATCAAATTATTTTCTGCCCAACGATTGAGAAAACCTGTCAACTTCGCAGCCAAACTTTCCTCGCCATCGGCTGAAAACAACCCGCCCGCGTTTGCTGCCGGCTCGTCCACGACATCAACAGCAAACAATTTTTCCACCCGCGCAAGGTCTGGCATGGGCTTGCCGTCTTTGCCATTCTTCCGCGTGCCGTCATCGTTCAACACATGTTCAGACTTGCCTGAAAAGACGATCGAGGCGCCGAATGCTTGCGGATCACTCTCTGCAAGGTCCATCGTATACGTATAATAGTCACCGCCAGGGGCCTTCTTCGCCGATTCATTCAAATGCAAATCTGCGAGCGCCTTGGTCTTGTCTTCTGACAGTCGAAAATTAACCGCTCTCCCCAGATGTGACCCCATGGACGTGCTGGAGGCGTTTGGATGATCGAATCTGGATTTGATACCGAACTTTGATATAGAGCCGAGGGCAATGACCTGTTGGAGGGTCTTTGCATCAACATCCATGCCGTGGCCAAGGGCAGGACCGATCGAAAGCACCGAAAAACCGTGGATGATCCCTGCCTCACGATCGACTTTCACGTCTTCGCCGCGCGACACGCCCGCACGAAACCATCGATCGGTATCCGGTGCGCCAGTCACTTCAATCCCGTTATCGCCCAACTGGACTTTCATCGGTTGCCTCCTCAACTTGGGTTTCCTGCGGTTTTGTGGGGCCCGCTACGACAGCAGGAGTCAATCCTAGTTCGTTCGCCAAATCAATCTCACGCTTGCGTTGGCGCATGGTGTCTTCCCAATCCCTGCCCTGGGCAGCGCACTCTTCTGCCAGCGTCGATACGCCACCAGCGATCGCCATTGTGGACGACTCCACTTCCTTCACCGGATCAACCCACCCCCACCCTGGCGCAATCCAACTGGTGAGCGTCCAATCGTCATGTTGTTCGCCGAAGAGATCGACGGCAGGCAACTCTTGTTTCAGCCACGCTTCTTCAAGCAGCCATTCATACACAGGCTGGCACAAGTGCGCAGCCAACCAGGTTTGATACACCTTAAACGCGCGGCGCGCCTCAATCAGCGCCGTGCGCGCACTGGAATAATTCATTCTGGAGAAATCTTTCAATACAATTTGCAGCGGCAAATTCAGGTTGGCACAAATACTACGCAACACGACTTGCACAAACGGATCAAACGTTCCGCCTGGTCTGCTTGGATCAGCAAATTGTATTTCTTCCCCTGGTTGTAAATAGCTGATCATACCTGGCTGAATGTCTTCTAATTTATTTCCGGCGGCATCTGTGCGTGTGTTCGCCTGTGCCGCGCCGTATGGATTCGCTTTCTTGATGAATGCAGAAAAACACGCTGCAATCCGTTCCGTCACCAATGCAGCCTCAATCACATCGCCAAGATTTTTAAACATGCCGAGCACAGAAGAAAAAATAGGCTCCCCTCGCGTTTGGCCAGGACGTTTGACTAAATACAGGTGAAGAATATTTTTATGGCCTGAAATCCTATTGACCGCCTCGTACCGAGTCCATTCGCCGGGTCCCACGTAGCCCAGCCCCATCCCGACATCGCCAGGGTGATTTTTGCGCACCCAATACGCAATTGGTTGCCCACGGTCGCCCAACTCTACGCCATCACGCATGTTCGGGCCGCTCTTGCCAGGGGGCGTGCTCACCCTATCCGCCTCAATCACTTCCAACGCGAGGCGATATCGCCGGTTAGACTCGTCCTGTATCATCTGCCTAAGTACAAACACTTCCCCATTTTCCAAGATTTGGCGCTCACAGAGGGCTTGAATCGCATAAAAATTCATACGATTTTGAGCATCTGCCGTGGGAACCCAGCGCCGCCATACCCGCTCCGCCGCCTTGATGAACGCTTTCGCTTCTTCCGGCGTGATCCCTAACGCCTCTTCATCAGGGCGAGCTTGTGGTTTCAGGCCTGTACCCACGACATTGAGCACGATGGTGTTCGTGATGGCGCCGGCGTGCGCATCGTTGCGATTCAAATCACGCGAGCGTTGGCGCAAGGTCGGGAGATCAAGCAGGAGGTCGGCATCAGCAGATCCCGATTGAGCGGACCAGTCACCATGGAGCCGTGTGAACTCCGCGCCACGATACGCACCAAACATTTTCGTCATGCCGCGCGCGCGAACGCGCGAAAGGCCCCACGCAGGCGCAACAAATCCAATCGCGGCATCGACCCATAACGCCGCCTTCTCAATCCGTGACAATGCCGGCCTCAATGTTTCTCTCATGATGGTCGCACAAACCCAGCGAGTGAGCGCGAATCGCCAGGTGGATTTTCAGACGATTGACGCGCGAGTAAGTTGGATTCGATTTTCAGCAATTGCGAATAGTCGTGTTTCACCTTCCGGCCATTGTATTCCCACTCGACCGATCCACCTGCCACGAGCGCGTTATTAATCGCCACCCGCACGTTGGTTAGCATTTCTGCGATCGTCGGTTCTACCGCCATGTGCCACTCCAAAAAAAAATAGCCAAAATCAAGAATCATTTCTTGATCTTGGCTATAGGGGGAATCCGTCAAGCCTTCAGCAATGTGTTATGTGCAGCTTGTCAGCCCGACATTGAAGTCCCCAAAAAACTAAAACGCCAGTGAATAAACAACAATAGAGATATTACGCAACACGCAAGAGAAAAGCAAATGATTATTATCGCCTTCGCCTGATCCAATTTTCCTTGCGCTTCCCGGTTGCCCAATTCGGTCTCTCTACTGGAGTTGGAGGGCCTGCCGGCGAGGCAGTCAATTGTGCGCGCAACGTATCCAGATTCGCTCCTTGCTTTTGCGTCGTCCACTCCAAAGCAGCATAGTTATAAACATTTAGGTCCAATGCCTCATTACGCACACCGTCTGGTAATTCCCACGCCAGCGTGATCTTCCCCATGCGCCACTTTTGCGTCAACTTCTCAGCCATCAGCTGCTTGCAAAATTCTTCCGTGTACCCCGTGTTGAAATGCAGAAACCCAGGCCCCGGATCTTGCTTCTGCAACCTGTCATAGATCGTGCTCTTGGCCGTATGCACTCCGATGATGATTAGCATCACGCCGTCTTTTGTGGTGTTCGGATTGTTCACAATCGGTGATCCGGTTTCACTCGATCCCTTGATGGCAAAAATATTCCGGTGCTGACGCGATCGCACAAACGTATACACTTCATTCGTCCTGTGACTCGAATCGATAAACGTGCAGTGAATGCCGAGTTGGATACCTGCCGGATGCTCCCATTTCGTGGTTAAATACTGATCCAGCGCCCTCCATGCGTTCACCACACCATCTTGATCGCGTTCACCAGGCGCAAACCCAGGCTGATCAATCGAGCCGTGAAACACTCTATGCTCGATGCCCCACGACTCTTCCCCAACGCCCCACCCCTTCACTTCCACTTCAAGGCGCGCGGGGCTCGCTTGCACGTCCACGGCGCATGTGAGCACCACAACAGGGTCAGGCACCGTGTAGGTTTCGCGCCGTTGATACACTTTTTGATAGTCCAATTGCTCACCCAGCTTCACTTTCCACACTTCCGCGAATTTCGTGTTGACGAACACGCGAAACTGTTTCGGGTCTCTATGCTCTTTCAAAAATTGCGCGACAATTTCAGGCCACGTTTCAAACGCCGATGCCAACGCATTATGCCAAAAGCCAGCTGTACCCGTAAACCGTTCGCGCGCGCGCCATTTGCCCTTGATGTTCATCGCGCGCTTCTGGCGGTGCTCCATCGGGTATTCGCATGATCGGCAGATGTATCTGGCATGATCAGGATTGTGATGGGCGGAGTACAACGACCCGGTGTTATCGGGCGACGGCCATTTCAATTGCGCCCAGACCAAGGCTTGAAACTCCCCGCACTCAGGGCACGGGACTTCCCATATCCGTTGATCGGATTGCTGATATTCATCATCAATTTCGCTCGTGCCCTCCACAGTCGGTGAGGACACCAAAATGACTTTGCGATCTGGAAAAGTTGATGTGCGCCTACGCATCAACGCAATCGGGTTGCCCTCATCCCCTGCATTCGCCTGAAACCCGTCGATGTCATCACCAATCACAACACGATGTGGCGTCATGCGAAACCCACGCGGCGAATTCGCGCCCACCAATTTCACCCCACCGCCAGGAAATCGTTTACGTAAAATTGTGCTGTTGGTATCTCTCGATCGCTCCTCCTTCACTTTCTCACGTAGACATGGCGTGTCTCGAATCATCGGTGAAAGAATTTCTTTTGAATAATCTTGAGCACTCTCTAATATTTGTTGCGCGTACATGATAGAACAGGGATCCTGATCGATATGAAATCCGATGATGTTATTAATAACCTCGGTTCCACCGACTTGGGTCGGCTTTTTGTACACGATGGTATGCACCGCCGGATCACTGGCAGCGTCCATGATCTCAACCAGATACGGCGCTGTATCATTATTCCAAAGAACGCTTGCCCCGCCGTCTCTGCTTAGGTATCTTCTTTCCCCTGCCCACTGGCTGACTGTCATCTTTGGCATCGGGCGCAGGTGATTGCGGGCTTTCGTCACCATCGAGATCGTTTGCATCTGTAGTGCTAAATTCATATTGAGCCATTGCCTCCAGCATTTCTCGCAACCGCCGGTCTGCAACCGCGACCGCTTGTATCCGCACGCCAGGATCGTCGATGTCACGCCCGATCAATGATGGGATGCTCACGGCAATCGTCCGGCAGTGAATCATTAGCCCCTCCAACAATCTCCCTGTAAGGGCGGCATCCACCAGCGTGCCTTCCAGTTGCGCGACCTCTATCTCCGCTCGTCGCGCCTCGGCCTCCTGCTTCCGTCCCTTGGCTGTGGTTACTTGCCCTGGTGAGACTGGACCTCGTCGCGTGGACGCTTGGCGCTCGAGGTCCGCCTCACGCCATTTCCACACGGTCGGCAGATGATACAGCGCGCCCGCTCGCTCCCGCGTGTGGATTGGCAAGCCGCGTTGCTCCATCGATTTGAAGCCGGTGTCAGTCACCCCGAAAATTGTAGCCATTTGGTGACGGCCTTTAATAAGAAAATCATCACGCATTTGATTAATTCGCCTTTTTGATTATCCGCCCGCCATATCGGTAATATAAATCCATTTCAAAATCTCAACCCTAGGGAAAAAACGCGCCTCACGCCTGCGTTGGTATGGTGGGGCCAGGAAGGACCCGTGAACTGCTTGATTCCATTAAGGGTTTATTGCACAACACTATATCCATTAAGGGTTTATTGCACCACACTGCACTCCCTCATCACCAAAGCAGCCAACAATAGTACACCGGCACAATGACTGGGGTGACCCATAGGTATTGATCGACGATATCAATCACTGGTTGATACTCGCCGAGCATCGACGCGACCCCAAGAGTGAACGGCACCATTAGCACTATTATTCCTGTTCCAATGATGAATGGCACCATCTTTGTTTCCACTCGCATGTTCCTTCCTCCGACTGATTATGAACATGAATTGAACCGCTATAACTTTTATGAACATGAATTGAACTGTCCAACGTTTGAAAATCTTGTTCAACCTCTGACGACCTCTCCAATATGGCTTTCCATATTTAAATACTTTAAATACCCCTCTTTCTCTCTTATTTATTTTATTTATATAATGAAAGTAAAGAGGCAGAGGTCGTCAGAGGTTTTCCAATGTTTTTAACTTTCGTTAAATTGTGTCCCGCATGATTTCTTGCTCAACTTGGACCTTGGTGAGCGTTGTGCACGCCTGCACATACACCACCGACCACCTTCCATTCACCTTCCATCTCCCGAAATCGCCAGCGCTTGACCCCGGTCTTGCATATTTTATGTAGCCTGCGCGGCTGATTGCGTGCGAAATGCGCTTCGCGACTATCTCCGACTTCTCCCCGTTGCCCACCGCCATCCTCGTAATCTGATCCGCTTTAATGACATCAGGATTGCCTAATTCATCCAGGATATCCATCAGCCACACGTCCCCCGCTCGCCCCTCTTGCACAACCATTTTGTGTGCCAGTGTCTTGCGTTGCCCGTGATCTGGCGACCACTTCTTGAGATCGTGCTCACGCAAAAATGCTGCGATATGTGCGGTCCCCTCCTTCCACGCCCACGTATATAATTTCTGAAAATACGCCGCGCGCGTCTCCTCATTGGTCAACTCCATTTCCGCAAACGTCGCACACTCCAACACATCATACCGGCGATCATCCTCAGGAATAAATATACCATTAAGCAAATGATTCGTGGTGAGGATCACCCCGCAATACAACCGGATCGTATATTGATGGCCATATTTCGGATTGATATCGCATCCATCTGACCCACCCCCTGCGATGAGTGTTTTCATCTGTTCGTTGAACGCCCACTTCCCCATATCGGGAATATTCGACGCCTCGTGGATACGCAGCAGCGTGCAGACCTTAAAGCTCGTGTAGGCAGAATCTAAAATCGACGGCTCAATTGATTTGACGTTCCATGACCCGATCGCATTGACGCACAAATCCACCGCGGTGTCCTTCCCCACCCCTTGCCCACCGGCCATGAGGAGCGCAAAGCGGGGCTTGACGCCTGGATGTTGGACCCGGTGTGCCATATAATTGATAAACTGATCTGCATCACCTGGTTTATTCAACAATCTCCGCACGTGCTCCACCCACGGCGTCGCTTGTGTCGGATCACCACGTTCGTCGATCGAGGGGGGGCGATACAAATTAAACACGGACGCGCCAGTCGCATCAATCAATGACCCGTTCCGGCAATCTTTACCGAGCAACATGTCACCATCAATGAGTGGATCGCACGTAATCGATGAGATGATTTGATGGCGCTTCAGCCAATCCGACGCGCGAATAATTTTCCCATCAACATTCTTTGATCCGCACGCGGCATCGACCCCCGCTGCACTCCATTCCGCGGACGTTGGGCGATAGATAAACGTATTCCCCGCCCCATAGTACACAAATTGATCAACCGGGATGGAGCCGCCTTTCGGCGTCCACCCGGCGTCCATTGCAAGACGCACAATCGTTCCTAAGGATAATTGGTTCTCTGGATCCAACGCACTGAGATCGTAGAATGCCTCGTGCATCACGCGGTCGTGATTGGCTGCGTGCGCCCCACCCCACGTCGCGCTCCACGTCTGATAGACCTCCCACGCCAGGTCAGACCGATCAAACGTGCGACCGAGGATGATGCCCACCGAGCGCCACAAATCACGGTCGTCCGCTGAGATCAACGCCAGCATCTCGGCGACCTCGGGGATGGCGAAGGTCTGCCGGCGCACATCATCCTTTTTAGGCCTGCCGCGCGTTTCTACAGGCACAAGCCACGCCGGGATAGGTGCAATGGCCTCACCCCAATTGATCCACGTATATCGCTCGCCTGATCGATGTCGCGATGGTGCGAGCACCACGTACCCTCCATCATTTTTGCAATCGA